TGGCCGTGTTTCCGCAACATCAAAGAAAAAAGCAAATGCCATTTACACTCATGGTATTTGTCGTTGTTTAGAACTGATTATTTACCAAGAAGAACAGTTGTTTAAGTCAACACTTGCAGCAGCTGCAGGCCTTGAAAAACCCGTGACACTTGCCCCTGGCGCACCACCAGAAGAAGAAAATGCGTATAAGCAAGCAATGCAAATGTACGATGACAAACTCAAAAAGATTATGATGGCTTGTATCGAGACCCAAATGATTCCACCAGGGGTTATGGGTCTTATTCCGGATGGAGATGTCACTGTTCTATGGCGTTGGCTGGGTCCTGTTTATGAGGATTCAACCCAAGATATTCTTAACAACTCAATTGTTGTAAGAAATTTGCAAGAATTAGGTGTTGATAGCATTGAAGCATTGAAGTACCTCTTTCCGTCTAAGACGGATGAGGAAAGGGCCGAGATGTTATCTGGGTTCCCATTCAGGATGGTGAATGAACTACAGGGTGCATACTCTGCATTTGCCAGGTTAGTGGGGGGAATGATGCAGACTCCCCACCCGCAAGCACCGGATTTACCGATGGCAGCGGACCCAAGATTGGACTTGACTCCATATCTGTATCGAACTCTAGAAGCTTTACAAAAGGAGATGAGTTATGCAGGACGCTACCGTCCAATCGATCCCACAGACGAGCCCAACTCCGGCAGCGGTGGCTCCCAGCAGCTACGTGGTGCCCAGTTACCAAGCGGCCCCAGCAGCCCAGGCTCCAGTGGCAGCACCGGTCCAGTATCAGGTGGGTACCAGCTACCCCCAAGCGGTACCTCAGGCGGCCCCCAATTACCAATTCGCCCCGTCTCAGTACGCCCCCCAATCCCCATCGGAAGCTCAGAGCAACCCATGGGAATCGGCGTTCAACAAGGTGGTGAACCTGCTGAGCGCACCAGTTCAATCCCCGTTCCAGGGTCAACCATCTCAGACGACTCAATACGCTCCAGCCAATTACGGCCAGCAAGCACCCCAAGTTACGCCACAATCGGCTCCGCAGACCTGGCAAGCCAACCCGACATCCTCGCCCAACTCTTCCCAAACCTTCTCGGTTCAATCCTTGGAGGACGTAGCGGATCTGCTCCAGTGGAGCCCAGAAACCCGCCACGTGGTAAGCGCGTACGGCGTTGAAGCACCAGCCATCCTTAACAACTATGCCCTCCAACTGGAAGGGATGCTGGATAGTGCTGTTGCCTGGGGCACTCAAGCCAAAGGTCTGATCGAAGGCTACGCCGAGTTCGCAGTCAACGAGCACCAAGAGAACCTGGCTTACAACGAAATTCTGACGAACCCTGATGTTCTCAGTGATTACACTCTGAAGTTCTTTGGTCCCGAAGGTCCGTACCCTGTGTACGAGAGCGAGGCTGAACTTGAAACCCCTGGTTATCGCACCGAAGCAGTGAATCCCATGCTAGGCCAATTCCCTGCACCTCCTTCTGCTTCTGCTCCTCAACAACCTGAGAATTTCTGGGGCAGCTTCAAGCAGCAGATGGATGTGGATCCCAGCAATGCCTGGCGCCTCCTGAACCAAGCTCAGCCTCAAGTTGTTGCAAACAAACTGTTTGTGATGGAGTGAAGTAATGTTTAAACTTGCTGGTAAATACGCAAACGCAATCAGCAGGGATCCCGTTGCTTCTGCAGTGGCTGGCGGTCTTGGTGCCGCCGGCCTTGCTACATTAGGTAATGTAATTTCTGGCGAAGCTCAGGAAGAAGGCCCTGGTCGCGTCGCACTCGAAGCTCTAGGTGCCGCAGGACTTGGTAGTGTGATGGGGTCCAGGATCCCAGCAATGCGTGGAGTAGCTGCAAAGACACTTCGTGATTTACGTAGTGTTGTTAATACTTCACCAGCCGCCACGGCTCACCGCGCAAAAATGTCAGAAAGAGACATTGCTTCTGCAGAAGGACTTCGTAATTTTATGCGCGAAGCCTATAAGCAAGGTGGGGATCCAGAACAACTTGTTAATCAATTCAGAGGTGGTCTTCGTGCTGGACAGGCCTTGATTAACACGGCCGGAATTCCCCTCGGCTTGACTGCTGCTGGCGCTGCAGGCGGCATGATTGGCGGTGGTGTGGCTAATCTTGGTCAGTTTGTTGGTATCCCTGGTTTAAATCAGGATGAAGCAATGCAAGCTGTGGCGCAACAAGCATTGGATCCTGAGGCCTATGGTTCCAGTAATTCCCTTGGTGCTCGCTATAAAGCACCAACTACGCAGTACGCGTAATAAATAAATTACCGGCTGCTAAAATTTGTGTTAGATAAGACATATCTATGTCTGAATCTTTCACCCGATAAAACACTTCCTGCGACACTGGAGGATAAAACAAAGTGTTCATTGATAACGACTTTCCAAAGATTCTGGGTGCCGAACTCTATCGGCCCCATCCTGCGTATATCGCAGAAATGGCAGTCGAGCCTGTAGTTGTTCACGACTTCACTCGTCAGCCTGGTCAAACGGTCCAGCTAGATAGGTATAAGTTCTGGGGAACCCCTGGTACCAAGGACAGCCGTGAGCGCATTGCCGATCAAACCATCGGTACCGCTAACAGCCGTAACATCACCAAGGAGAAAGTCCTGGTGGTGCTTAAGGAGTACACTGGTCCTGCAGATCCGGGTGATCCGACTCAGCCTAGCACCTTTAAGATTGCTCGCGAGACCTTGATCACGGCTCAGCGCCTGCTTCTGGACTCCGGGAACTTAAATATGTTCCACCAGTCGATCGGTAGCTTGACGCTGCTGGACGACTATCGCCGTTGGCGCGACCGCGTGTTCATTGACGAACTCGCTAAAGCAGAAGCCAACGGTGCTGCCTCTACCACCCAAGGTGGTTACTACTTTGCTGGCGGTAAAACCAAAGACTCTTCCGGTCGTATCAGCTACACTAGCACCGAGTACAGCAACGAAGTTCAACAGTTCCAGGTGAAAACCGACCTGTTGACCATTGTTAAGGATCTGCGTAAGCGTAACGTTCCGACTTTCTCGGATGGGCTGTATCGTTGCATCTGCGATCCTACTTTCATGATGCACCTGCGTCGTGACGCGGACTTCCGTGAGATCGCACGCTACGCTGGCAATCCTGGTCAAGGCATGTACATGGGTAATCCCATGATGCCAAATAATGCCAGCTTCTACATGGGTCCCCAAGCTGGTCAGGGTTATTTCCTGGCTGGTGAGCCCGTGATGCCAACTGGTGTTCAGTTTGAAGGCGTTAAGTTCTTCGAGTCGACCAACTTCCCAACCAAGAACGTAACCGCTTCCTTCGACGGTGGTTCTACTTATACTTCTCAAGAAGCTGCTCAAGGTTACTTCTTTGGCCCTCAGGCTATCGGCGTGGGTATTGGTGGCCCCAATGCTCAGGTGTTGATCAACAACAACGATGACTTCAGCCGTTTTATCATCCTAATCTGGCAACTTTACGCTGGTTTTGAAATTCTGAATAAGGATTTTGTGACCACTTCGTATAGCTTTGTGGCTGACGACGGCACTGTTTGATAACAAACCATAAATTCAAAATACAGGAAAAATAAATGACCTATTTGTCTGCAAAAAAAATCTACCCAGGTAACTGGGCAGAACCTCTGAACGGTTGGTACAAGAATATTGATACCAACGACAATGGTAGTGATGATAGTTCCAAGGGGGGGCCTACTTCTGTACTGGCTCTTCCTGGCTATCGTTATTTCCAGCAACGTGGTTACGTGGCCGTTACCGCTACCTCTGGTAGTGGCCCTGTAGCTGCAGCCGATGTGATCGTCCCTTCTCCTTATCGTCAAGACGACACTCGGCCCAATATCACCGGTATGGTGATCTCTGGCAGCAGCACGCTGCCTGCTTATGTGTATCGCGCTACCATTTCCGTTGCTTCTGGCTGGGGTGATGGTCGTGTTGCTTCCGGTATCTATGCCGCTACCGGTAACGTAATCTCCTTTGGTCGCAGCAATAGTGGTAACCCCACCGCTGCTTCTGGTGTTGGCGAAGGTGTGATTCAGGCCAACCTGGCTTCTACCACTTCTGGTACTCAGGCTGGAGAGATCTTCTTTGCTGCTGGCGCCGCTGCTTACAGCTCCAATCCGTTCTTAACGGCTTCTGGTGCCGCTGGCGTGACCGCTGGTAACGTGAACTATGCCGCTACTGCTGCTACCACTTTGAAAGTGTTTGCAAAAGAGACGGCTAATAGCACTGCCACTTCCGGCGGTTTCTACATCTCCAGTGGTGATGCTTCTGGTAACCGCACCGGTTATCTCGTGGTTGAGTGCTGCTACATCCAACCTGATGTTGCACCTGGCTACGAAGACATCGATGGCTACCTCCTGGGCCGCACTGTCAGCTGATTAGGTTAAACTAAGACCAGTGAACAACTGGTCTTATGTCAACTACAGCAGCAATGCTTTATCAGCACAAAAAAACAGGTGCAAGAGTCAAGATTGTAAGCGAATGGGATAATGGCGATTGGTTCATGGTCGAAGATCAGGACGGTCGCCTTTATACCGCTTACAAGACTGAGCTTACACCTGATGAAGCTGCCACTAAGACCGTGAAAACGCTTCAAGTGAAAGATAAAGCTTCTAAAGAGGAGCCGAGGACTTTCCCCCCGGACAACCGTTTAAATATCAATTCAGCTACCGCCCAAATGATCGCTGATCATATCAAGGGTATTGGATTAAAAACAGCCAGAGAGATTAAAGATCTTCAAATGTCCTTATCGGGTGAAAGGTTTAACAATCTCGAACAGTTAAAACAAATTGGGCGAGTTGACTGGGAAGCCGTTATTGCCGCTGACCTTATTAGGGTTTAATTACCCATCTCCTTACTAAACCCTTGGGAAACCAAGGGTTTTTTAGTCTTACAATTAAAATAAAAAGAGATGGCTGGTTTAATTCCAGGGGGACACGTAGTTGATCCCAGCAAAGATATCTATCCAACTTCTGGCGTCCATATAGATCCACGAGTGTACCCTCGTTTTGGGCCCAATAAAGATAAACCTATCAATCCAAGAAACGCTAAATTTTTATTACAAAATCTTCTTGTTGGCGGTAAACCTGTAGTTGAACAACGCTACGGAACTTGGCAGTGGAATTTTCCTATTACCAGTGAGTTTGGATTAAGAAACACAGGCATCCCTGGTGCTAGCACTGATCACAAGGGTATTGATATTGCTGGAATGAGGGCCGGCACTCTAATTGCGTATCGAGGTTATGGATCATATAGACCAGGGGAAGGTTATGGTACTTTTAGTGTTACGGATGCTCAAGGCAACCCTTATGATCTCCGAGTCTTACATACAACTCCTGGTACTTTTGCCGAAGTAATTGCAGGAACACCTCCTCCAGCTCCTATCCTTCCGCCTTCAGAAGCAGACTTAGCAAAAGAAGCAGCGGATAAAGAGAAGTTTTTAAAAAACTATATTGAGAAACAGTTTGAACGTGCGGCGTTAAATGAAATGCTTAACAGAGAAAAAAAAGATCCTTTTGCAGAATTTCAAGAATTAATGCAAGCCATCCCAATGGGTGTCATGCAAAATCCCCTGGGTTAATTCAGTGCATTTATAATGAAAAACATACGGAAATAAGCTGTGCAGCTCAGCGACTTTGATAAAAGTAGAGTCAGGTATCACCTAGGCTACTTCACGGTTTCCGTGCCAGCGGGCGACTATGCCCGTCTGGAAGAAGCAATGAATACAGTCCCCGATTCGTATTTCTACGATAAGATTGTTATTCAGATTGGTCGCTGCGACACAGCTGAAAAGAAAACCGAGGTTGCTACTTCACCTTCTACTCGCCTTGAAAGTATTGCTGGTGACGTTGATCGTACGATTCGTTCCAGTAATGCTAAGGAGGCACTTAAGGTTTGGGATGAGATTTATCTTTACGAAACCAACCGTTTAGCCGGCATCCTTTACGTTCCCAACTACAAGGATCCCTTCCAAGCCAGATACCGTTACGAACGCTCTGGTGCTGAATTTATTCAGGCATTACCTGGTCCCGCCGATACTGCTGTTGGCTCTCGTCTTTATTTACATGAGGTTTGGCGCTAATGGCTCCTAAATCACCCGCTGCTTTTCTTTATAACTTTTTGGGCCGTGCCGCACAAGACCCAAGAAATTATCGTTTCTTGCAAGAAGCCGCAGGAGATGTGCTCTCTCGTGTAATTCCAAAGGGCGTAAACTGGGGCGGGTTACCTGGCCAGTTTTTAAATACTCTTGACGATATCAGCAGAATGGCTCCTGGTGCAGCAAAAGAAGCTGCACGTACAAATGCAAAAACAACTTTAACTCGCGCCGCAGTTTCTCCGCCATCACCTTCTTCTGTACGCATTGGCCCCGGTGGCTTGCCTAGTGCGCCTCCTATTGGCACACCAGTGGTGCGTCCTCCAGTAACAGCCAGGGCTCCTTCTACACCACTACCTGGCGGTGGTCCTTTTAATATTGATTACGCACTTCGTCGTGCCACTGGGTTTACCGGTTCTCCTGCGCAAATAGCAGAAAAACTTGGCATTCCTCTTACTAAACCAAAGCCAACATCTTTTTCAATGCCTATGGAGGGCATGCTTGGCCCGTCCAGCCCTCTTGGTCAAATCACTGCAAAAACATCAATGTTTGCAAGGGCACCTCAAAGTGCTCTGCAGACAGGTGTTGGGCAAGTCGGAGGACTACTGAGAAATCTCCAGGGACGTATCCCTACGGCACTCAATCCTTTTGCAACCCAGAATCCAACAACGTTATTAGGTAGAACAGGTAAGTTCTTTAATCCTTTAAATCCAGGGGGACCATTTAATCTTGTCAATACGCTTAATCCGGTCCCTGGCATCAGTGTAGGAACCAGACTTGCCTCTAGCCTTGGTTTGACAGGTGCTGCAGGACTTGGCACATCAGTTGCAGGCGGCCTGGCTGGTTATGGTGCACTTGAAATGCTTTTCCCACAAGGCACCGCCGATGGAACGTTAGAAGGAAAAGACGCATATCGAAATAATTACATGCCTTTTGGTGGAGACCCAAGTCTTCGTGACGCACAAGGACGTATTTGGGCAGGAAAAGATTATGGATTCCAGTCACCAGAGTCATTTAATAAGTTATTTAGTGGAGCACAACAAACTACGGCTGGTGGGGCTTCCCCGCCACCACCGACCCTCCCGCCTTCTGTGGATCCTGGGTCGCAAGCCGGACAACTGATAACACCTCCCACACTTCCGCCTGCAGCCCCCGCTGCACCTGGTGGGCCTACGGTGTTATCTAACGGGGCCGGTGTTCCCGCACAACGTCAAAATGTCAAAGAACGCCAACTCTCTCAAGACGTACTTAACGCTGCTCAGCAGTACGCTGCTCCTGCAGGTATCCCCCTTTCTTCCTTCTATGCGGGCCAGCAGCAACTGGGTAGGAGCATGGAACAGGGTGGAGAGCTTCAGCGTCGCTTGAAAGAACTTGGTGGCGCTGCTGGGATGAGCGATCAAGCCTTGATGGCTTGGGCTCAAAAGAACCCTGGCCTTGCTTACCGGGAGTTATTGAAACTCCAAAACAGAACCCCACAGATGTAAAGAAAATGCCGGCACCCTCAGGACTTGCTGCAATTTTTCCTCAAGCTTTTTTAAACGCAGCTTTTCGTATTGGAACCCAAGAAGCAAGAGATCCCAAATATGGGGCAAATCCAGGTACCATTACGTCTATTCTTAACCGCTACCACCATCCTGGTTATGGTAGTAATTGGCAGAAATGGTTACTAAATCCTAGCCAGTACGCTGTTCTTAAGAAACCACAAACCGAAAGCGGTTCTCAAGCACGTCAGTTTTACAATTCACCAGAAGGATTAAATCTTCTTCAGCAAACTGCGCAACAATTACGTGGCGCTACTGACTTTAGGTCGACATCTTACCTAAAAGATCAAGGTTTGTTAATGAAATATTCTGACAACTTGATTCCTGTTCAAGTTGGCGGACGCATTCAATACTTGCCACCTGCAGAACTAACAAAACGGAGGCTATCACCTTATTTACGAGAGAACACTTTTTTTAGTGAATCAGGGCCAACTAAGACACAATGGTGGCAAAGGTTAGGACCGCGCAGTGAAACTTTTGAAGAAGAATTGTCCCCAATGGCTTTAAACAAAGCCGACATTGAATTGGCTGGACAAATGGAAACCATTGACGCATGGCAAAAGTGGTACAAAGAAAATAAAATTGTTGCCGAAATGAATGAACCGCTACTCTCAAAACGTGAAACTCCTACTTCTTCTTTTGCTAATTTTATGCGGGTTTTCGGAACACTTGGCGCATAACATTTATAATAAATAAAACAGAGTAAATGAATGTCATCAACTTCAACAAACAAACAACCACTGTTGATTGATCGGCCGTTATTTGATTCGGTTCGAGTAACAACCCAAACTGTTGGCAGTTCTACTGCCAACACGCTTTTTGTTCAAGGCGGCCAGGCTCCATCAATCCTGGTTGATATGGATGCAACTCTGCAAGAAGACAACAACAATGGCGGCGTTGTTGACTCTATTGCCATCACACGCAATGACTTTTATCGTGGTGCAGATTACACGGTTAACGCGTCAACTTCTGGTACTGTTATATCTCTTGTCAGTGGTCAGGTTGTATTTATTTCTTCCACTGGAGTCTTAGGAACTGCTGCAGCAAGCGGTTACGGTTATTACACATACACAGGTGCAACCACTCTTACAGGCGTCAATACTGCCTTAATTTATTCGGGTGGAACTAGTAGTGGTTTTTCGTACAACGGAGTTGCTTATGGCTATCAACCGGCGGTGACTTTTGTGTTTTATCACACCCGTGGCACAACAACCCCTATCCCAGCTTCGGGCGATTACCGTGTTTTGTTTGCAAAAACTCTTCCCGCCAACAGCGGCTCAGTTGATTGTTCTGACTTGATGCCACAACTTGCGGCTCCTGTTGCACAAGCCGGTAACACTACTGGTTTAGGTTCCACTGCACCGCTACGCAACAAAGGAATTTACCTGGAGCGAGGTGACCGCATTTACGTTGGTGTATTCCCAGATGGACCGAATATTTCTGGCTATACACCAGGTGCTCATGTTGTTGCTCAAGGTGGCTTTTTCTAATCATGGCCAAGCAGAGTGGAAGTTCTTTTGGGAACTTTACTCGTGTAGAAGTTTTTGAACCACGGGGTGTACGTCCAATAACAACGGAGTTTTCCCGTGGTTCTGTACCAAACTCTTTGTATACCGTAAACCGTGAATCTGCATGGTCTAGATGGCGCAGAGGTTATGAGTTAGCAACTGCTACTTCGTACAATAACGACTACGTTTATCAATTTAAATACAATATACCTAACGCAACATCGAGCGGTAATCCCTCTCCTGTAATCTCAGGTGCTTTTGTTGGTTATCCAACAACAAGTAAAGAGCTTGGAATGCATTGGGCTATTTGGCGTTATGCTGGATCTGTGCGTTGCGACCAGTTAACCGATCCAATAAGCAGTCAAAAATTATTTGTTGAATCGGTTACTGAGGACACCAATTATTGGTATGTAAAACTTGCAGGTACTTGGAGCGCATCTAATCAGCTTCCGTCACCTTTTTATATTCCTGTACCAGGTGAACCTAACGGTTTAAAGCCCGCTAACACAGAAATTTTTGAAGACAGGATACTTGACGTTAACGGACCAATTATTGATAAAGACACAATAAATCCAGCTACGCAAACAAGATACGGTTATGTACAAGCTGTTGTAACAGCAGTTGACCAAAACACAGGCATTCTTACATTTAAAAAAGCTGGTTCAGTGTATATAACTCCTGACCAAGCTTATGTAACACCGTCTCCCCTTGGGTTTACACCCGGACGTTATTTAGTTACAGGCTCAAGATATAGTTGTACGTGTCAAGATTTTACGCGGCGTGATTATTCTTTTATGTCAGGTGGAGGCGCCAGCAATAAAAAACAATTTCCACGCACAACTCTTTCAAATATTAAACCTGGACGTTTTGAATTGACAAAACGAGATGGAATATTAGATAACAGTGCAATGACACGCCCAGATCAAAATCGTTCATTAGAAGTTATATCACCAGATGGGTTTGAAGTTGACTACAGCGTTACAGATAACGCGCAAAATAGTCGTAAAGCAGCCAGAGACAACCCTGGTGTCTATCGAGATTTTGGCGCCACCTACGTAAGAAGTAGCTCGGATATTGCTGTTGTTGGATCCCAGGCAGAAGGACTTCCTAGTTTTGAAGACTATTCTTCGTCTACGGTGTTTACTGATAAAAATTCCATCGAACAGATTACTATTACGGCTGTTGATGATGCATGGACTCCTCTTTTAGATGAATTGCGTTATTGCAAACATATTTACGCACTTAAATTTAAAGATCATTTGTTTCCACCTGAGCCATCTGATTTTCCAGTTGAAGCAGGAAGTATGGTGGAATGGGAACAAACACTAGTTGAAAAATCAGAAAAAGAACAGCAGAGTATTAAAGAGTTTATGCAAACTAAAAACGCACTTGCAAAAATGGATGTTCCACCCTATAACTGTCAATCTCCAATGATTTTTCCTATGCTTCAACGTTTGTTTAACTTTGCTACAGATCGTATTGAGATAAAAAATTTTACAATGTTTGACAAAAACGGAATAGAGTATACCCCTTGAATAAACTGTTTTATTAAAAAACAGCCCGGCAATTTGCAGAGCTGTTCTAGTTTATTTAAGCAACAGCTAGTATTAAGTTAATATCAAGCCTTGTTTTTGCAAGTGTTTCTTAACAGCTACTACATTCCAACAATAACTATCCCTGGAACGAGTCTCAGGAAAAGCAGCGTAGTGGGGGCCAAGCTTCAGGGTACCGTCATCGCGGTACTTGAAGAGCGTCTTACGGTCGATTCCAAGGAGGTCTTCGATCTGCTGAGCAGAGACCCAACCAGGGTGTTTAGCCATTGATGTGGCAGTGGTTACTCATATACCTTATCGTGAGTCAAAACCTTATCAACGTTCTTAATCAAAGTTTAATGTCTTTATTTTGTAATAGATATTGCATGGGAAATTAGAATAAATTAACGGCAATCGAAGAGCATGTTTTGCAACGAGCACGAGCCCCTCGCCCTGCTAGTTGAACTAACACCAAAACTTGCCAAGAAACGTTTTAGAGAAAGTATATACCAAGCCTGGGGCTACAAGTGTGGTTATTGTGGAGATACTGCCACAAGCCTGGACCACATCGTACCAAGGTTTAAGTCTGGTTCTTCTAATCGCCATAATCTAATCCCTTGTTGCCGGCGCTGTAATGCGCACAAAGGATCAGAAGATATGCGAAAATGGTTTGAGAAGCAAACTTTCTTTTCTACTAAAACGCTTGATAGGATTGAATCCTGGATTAAACAGGAATCTGTTTTTATTTTTGGTGAAGTGTAATGGCAACAGCTTTAGAAGAATACGTAAGTAGCTACTCAGACCTTGATCAATCGTATGCAAATGATTTAAAAAATCAAGATTGGGAAGCTTATGTATGGACAGGCGGTAATATTAACTGGCAGCCAAGTCAAGGCATAAGCGATTTAGATAGAGCATGGACTAATTTAACCAGTGCACAAAAAAATAATTATGAAGTTAATAAAGGTACTTTCTCAAGTGGTAAAGCTTTATGGGGCGCAGAACATTACACAAAATATGGACACAATGAAGGCAGACAAGTTCCATTTACTGCTTACACATTTCAAACAAGTAGTGACCCTAAACCTTTAATTTGGAATAAAGACCAGTGGGGTGCTAAACATTGGCAAATGTTTGGGCATAAAGAAGATCGTGTTGTACCAGGTGCCAAATTTGCTCTTGATGAAAACAACAATATTTATATTGCTAGATCCGATCTTATTGGAGAGGGTTTAAAACGAAACTACAATGATTTAATCCGTGTTTTTCAGAACTCTAACGGTGGAAACTACAAGGGTTTAATGGAGGGAATACAAGCTTCACTTACTACACAATCTTTTAATGATCTTGTTAGTAATGGAGATCTTGATTCTCTTTCCGCGTACTACCAAAAAAATAAAGTCAGTGTTTGGGATGGATTAACGCAAGGTGCTCAACCACCCGTTGGTGGTTTTGATGCCGAGTATTATAGATTAAAAACTACTGGTGGCAGTGACGCTTTAAATCAATGGAATAATGCACAGTCTTCAGTTAATGTAGGAGGTTATTTTTTACCTGATCTTGATGTAACTGGGCGCTACACAAGGGACTCTTATCTTCACTGGTACTATACAACACAAGGTAAAGCTGCAGGCGACCGTGGAAATGCAGCACAAAATCCAGAACTTACAGAAAAATACACTGAATACTTAACCGATTCTGACTACCAAACGTATCGAGATCAAGTTTTGGGACTTGCGGATCGCTTTGATAACATCAAAGATTGGGCTGACGCTCAAGATCCAACAGTGTTAAGTGAGTGGTACAAATCACTTCCATCTGATCAAAAAAATCAATATAACGCAGGAACACTTCCCGTACCCACACTGGATTATATTCCAGATCGTTTGCGTGACAAGATCAAGATGGCAAAAGAGGCCACGATTCTTGAAGGTCGTTTGTCTACCGTGCTTGGTGAAAAAGAAAAACAACAACAGCAAGTTTTTAGTGCTTTAACTCAAGATTCGCTAAAGCAAGCAGCAGCTCAATTACAAAAAGCAAAACTACAAGAGCAGCAATTTGATTTTTACAAGGGGTTGCCAGGGCTCAACGAGGTCATGACAATCAATGAATCCATTGCTAATTCGTTGCTTGGTGACACTGGAATTGGTGGTGTGTTTGGCTGGATGGGAGATAGTGAAAAAACACAGAAGAGTTTAGAGAAAAGTTTGTTTAGTGCAACAGGTGTCCCCAGCAGAAGTAACGCTGTTTATAACTGGCAAAAATGGTTTGATGATGAATTGGTTAAGCGTTATGAATCCGGTCTTACAGTTGAAGATCCCTTGGATGCTTCTGTCACTTATGACATTGATGCTGAATTTGCCAAAGATTACATTGATCGTTATCTAAAACCACGTTTTGATAATTCAAAATCCATGAGCGAATTTGTTAGCTACATGGACGTGAAACAGAATGAACAAAACATTTTTCAAACACAAAGCGCTTTGGATTCTTTGCGTGACATTGCTGATGTGCGCTCTAAAGCGTATCTTGACAACATTAAATCAGCCTCGCCACTAAATTTTAACGCTGATTTTTACTGGAATCCCCAAGGCAATTTTGATCAAACAGACCCTAAATATCAAACATACCAACAACAAAAAGATGAAGTTGCTACTGATTGGGAAATTGCGAAAACAAAAGGTAGCACAGAGAAAGTCCCTGGCACCGATTGGACATGGAATCAATGGGCTTATTACTACGGTTTAGATCCAAACGATAAAGATCAATTTGCTAAACTCCACTATCAAGTCAAAGGAGCTGCTGCCGGGTTTGACCCAGCAAAAGATTTAATTACATTGAAAGATGCAGACGAATATATCCAAAATAAAATACTGCCTGAAATAACTAATGAAAAATTAAAAATTGGTGACATTACATTTCTTAATTTTGTAACGCCAGAAGAGTTTGCCGACAAATTACTTGAGGGTATTAGTCCAGAATCACACAAAGAAGAATGGGAAAAAGTGTTAAAAACCCTGGGATTAAGCGAGAAAGATATGGGTATTGCCGAAGTAAAACAATACATCGTTGAAGCTTTTAGAACAGGTGCTGCCAAAGAAATTAGGGAATCGATTAAGTATTTGAATGAGAAAAAACTTACACCAACACAAGAGAGGCTTGGTGTTGAATACATCGAGCGTCCCGAAGACGCTAAAGCGACAGATGACCCTAATGCCACAGCTCTTTACAAGATCTTTAAAAATGCTGGGTACCAAGGTAATGAAGATGAGTTCTACGGTCAGTTTATGACCGATATAGATCGCAGTGAGATGGAACTAGTAACACAAGCAAGCAAAGGTCTCCAGGCAAGTAGCTTGTTTTCTGGTCTATCTAGCAAAGATCCTTTTGAAAGTTTAGTATCTCTTCAAAGTCTCTTTGATGAAGACAATAAGACTACTAGTACAACAACAAAAGATACGTCTGCGCCTAGTTATTTTAAACTATTTGGAGACGATAAAGAAGACGAGGATTACAAATCCAAGTCCGGTCAAAAGATTCTTGGTGAGTTTACTTCCCTGTTTAAAGGGTTTACTTGATGGCTGAACAACGTAAAAAAGCTGCAAAAGCGGCTAAGATTGCCAAAGACAAGATGGAGTGTAATAAGCCTCGTCGTGATGTCCAAGGAGGTAAAAAATCAGTTGTAAAAGCGTGCGAGAACGGCCAAGAAAAAATTGTACGTTTTGGAGATGCGAACATGGAAATTAAACGGGATGATCCAGAGCGTCGCAGAAATTTTCGTGCAAGGCACAACTGTGATGAAAAAAAGAGTAAGTTGACTGCTGGCTACTGGAGTTGCAAAGCCTGGTAGCACTAGCTAAGATCCCATGGTTGCTACCACAACACAATGGCAAAACCCAAGTCAACCACAGTCCGTCTTGAGTCCAAACCCAAGAAAACACGTCAAGGTCAAGGTCGTAATTCTTTAGCTAATCACGGGCGCAAAAAAATGAGGGGTCAAGGTAAATAAAAATTATGTATATTGGGGATAACAATAGTTATCTCCATGTCGGATCTTTCGCGTGCTATTAACCTAATTCGTAAATACGAAGGGTTTAACGAGAAAGCATACGCAGATCCACACACTGGCGCAGAGCCCTACACCATCGGGTTTGGAACCCAGTTTTACCCCGATGGTTCCCCTGTCAAAAAAGGTCAACGCTGCAGCCAAGAGAAAGCACTAGAGTACCTCTTCCATGAGGTCAACGTCATTGAGTCCCAGTTACTGCGTCAGAACCTTGGGCTTGATGACAACATGCGCCAAGCCCTGATATCATTTATTCACTCAGTTGGCTGGGAATCTTTCCTCTACAGTCACATCATTGATTACCTGGAAGTGGAAGATTTTGCCAGTGCCACCACAGAAATGAGCCACTGGATCTTTGATCAAAACCACAAGGTTGTTGGTGGTCTCTTGGAACGCAGAAGAGAAGAAACGGGTCTTTTCCTTCGTAACGTGGGCACCAGCCCTTGGGCGTCAACCGAAGTTTTGTTGACTGCTTTCCGTAATTACAGTGCTGCTCCCCATGAGGTTCGTGCAATTCGCGCTCTAGAAGAACGCATTAATCCTTATATTCTTTCTGAATTTGCCAATGGTTTTCGCATTGATGAAGATCCATGGGGGGATTTCACCAACGAGTGCGTTGATCTGATATTTAACAGCTAGCATTAGAATAATTGCAATTAGCAAATGCAGAGTGGGATGGAGCGTTCAGTCGAACCACGAGAGTTTGAACTTCCTCTTGAACTTCAGTTTGCCATGCGCAAAGCTGAGCTTCAATCAGAAGAGATGACTTGGGAAGAGCTCCGCTTTGCTCTGTTAAGTCTTTACCATCAACGTCTGATGGAATGGCATGCTATCAAAGACATCATGGCGTCTGAAAACATTGAGATCGACTGGGATCATCCAACCGATCTTGAATTAGCAAAACTCGCCGCCGCCTGTGGATATCGAGACGACGACGAGGATGATGACGACGAGCTTCAGCCTTTCTGAGCTTCGTCAAGTTGAATGAGGCGGTCCAAATACCACTGAGCTTTCTTCAGTGATTCTGTACCGCCCTTGTGACGTTCGCGCCAAATATACTTGATGCAATTTCCTTTGCAGTAACCACGGAACTCTTCAATGGTTAGTGCTGCCTCGATGGCTTCAATTGTTTCGATGGGGCCATCAGTGTAGTGAGGAGGATGATTAACCACATCCCCCTGGATCACAGGAGGTGTTTCAATCGTGTTCTCTCCAGGGAAGTTTGAATTTCTATCGCTGGACAAAAACTCAGAAGCCGAGAGTGTTTCTACAGTTTTTGCCCAGGGAACTGGGCACACACCTCCAGGGCAATCGCTAATTTCTTCTACCGGAGCAAACCACGTCGTTTGGCTGACAGCATCTTCTCCTCCTCCTCCGGCCCCTCCAGTTCCAACACCAGAGTCTTTGGCTTCGGAGATGCTCCCATCGCCAAGCCCTGCTCCATTGAGGGGATATAACCCGTCATTCCAGGCCGTTGCCCCTCGAGATTCAACGGATTCCTTTCTAGCCCCTGCTCGCATGCAACCAATCCTCGGTTGTACATATCATATAAGGGTACATCATTTTCTTCATTGGCGAGAGGAGCACCAAAATCTTCTTCATCAAGACAACGACATTTCACTTCATCTTGAACAAAGGCATCTAAAAATCCTGCGGCAGAATGCATCACGGTAGTTAATTGATTCACTGCTTCTACAATGATAATATGGCCAACAGATTCAGACCTACTTACGATCCAGGTATTGACTCTGGTACTTCTGGAGCTGAAGTAACAGATCTCAATCCGGAGCAAGCGTACGACACAGACATGCGTCGTCTAGCAGAAGACGAGCGTGGAGCTGCTGAATCTGTCAATAATGAGCAGAATCGTGTGGCTAAGTTTATGCGGGCGGCAAAGACTGCTGGCGCATACAAACAACGCGCAAGTATTGATGAACCTTTGATTCGAGGAAAAGTACCCCGTACCAGAGCAGAAATTGCTGGCGTGGAACTTCCTAGTACGGGTGATTCCGGTGGGCGTACCGGTGCTGTTGGTTACGCCCGTAAACCGGCAGCTCAATTTGGCAAAGGGTTTTAGACCTGAGAAAACACCACGTTATTTGGCTGATCCTGGTACTTACCCTTTCGGTCTTGATAAGTTACATGACATGGATTGCCACGATAAAAGAGAAGTTGCGTGATTCCTTCATTGGCGTAGATTCTGTTGAAAAGACCAGTGCAATTGCTGATCTCCAATGTTAAGTAGCCTTCCCAACCACTTTCTGCTGGCGTGATATTGACCAAAATTCCTGAACGTGCGTAAGTAGATTTACCTACCGCAACTACAGTAACATCACGAGGAAGCTTTAGGCGTTCTTGCGCAACGCCAAGGCAATAACCATACGGAGGAAGCAAGAAGTATTGACCCCGCTCATCCTCCTGGAGATCGGCAGGCTTTAAGATATCAGGATCAAAATTTTTTGGATCACAATCCCCGGCTTGCACTTTACCAAAAAGCAAGCATTGTGCAGGGGAAAGACGGATGTCATAACCATAAGAACTAAGGCCATAGCTCAGAAGTTTGCGTTCTTTTTCTTTGCTGACTAAATGGTCAACAAAAGGTGCAATCATCTGCTCTTCTTCAGCTAGTTGCTTGATCTCCCAGTCGGCTAAGACGCTCATAAATCCCTGTAATCGTCTTTTAGTATACAGAGCTCAAACTAAAAGATGCCCTCGTTCACCATAGATTTTGGTGAAAGTTTCCACAGCATCAGTCGAAGAATCTTGGGGAGGGAAGTAAACCAGAAACGAAGTACACGTTTGCTTCTTGCTTACCTCACCATTTTTATTACACCAAAGAAAAGGTACAGTTCTGAGAACGCACATTGGGAACTTAAAGATTTTTGGCTCGTAACGAATCATGTCAGGACAGTTGCTGAAATAAAGACCTTGTTTTATTTCGTTTGCCAGCCACGCATGGTACATACGTCGGAACCAAACAGCATGAGACGAAGTAAGAGTCAGTGAAGAAGCCCGTGTCATTTTCCACTTTTCATTCTTCTGATCCCAAAAGTACGCCCCCGCTGGAGGAAACAAATAACAACTTCCGTACCACTGCTGGCTGTTCAGTCCATCATCCGTAGGTGTGTAATACTCTGTTGCTTGCACATATTGATTAGCAACCTTGGAACTAGCAACATCAAGATCAATGCCGCCCATCAGTTCGTTGGCAGCAAGTACCAAATCTTGGTTAGTGATCAGTTCAGCGCCTTCATTACGAGCAGCAACACCACGAACACCTTTTTCTGCCATTATGCTGTCTCTTTGTTATAGTTAATTTCTAAATAGCGAATGCCTTCGCCATCGTTAATAATATAGCCAGCTTTTTCTACCGGATTAATTTTTTGTGCTGCTCCAAGAATTCGCCGGAAAGTTTCCGCTAAGTCTCCGTCGTTGCTACGCTCACACTCTTCTTGTGCTGCATGAATTTCTTTAAGAGTCCAAAAAAACATAGACCGCGCTTTGTTTTTTGGCTGGAATACCATTACTCCTGGACCTTCTACCTCCCACATTTTGCAGTACTGTGCACCCATATCACCAAGAATTAACTTAATTGTGGCGTCAAGCATTTTGGCTTTTGTTTCATCAAGTTCTGAGCCAATCACAGAAGCAATTAATTTTTCACGTCGATCCATTTTTTAGTAATCCTTGGCGGTTTAGTGATTCCAGAAGCTTAGGCGTTGGTTGGTATAGTACGACCAATTTGCCCAAAACACCACGTTTTTTAACAAGTTTTCCATTTTCATCTTTTACTTTATTAAATTCTCCAGATCGAATAAGATATTCAGCTACACAGCGAAGCCTGCGTTTAAGAGGCAGTTCTGCTTGTGGAAACTTTCCGCAGATTGTGTCTGCTTGTAAATCATAAAAAGCAAGACGTAAACGATTGGCAAGTGTCATACCAGAATTAGCATCCTCTTCTTCATAGTTTTTTAAATTTTCAAGGTACCTACGAAGACATCCGTCATCAAAAGAACCACTAGGAAACAAAAACATTTCTACTTGTTTAATTAATGACTCGGGCAACAACTCTTTATGGTTTTTAAGTGTCACAGCATTAATATCAATATCTTGGAACCGATGAGCCATTATGGTAAAAACTCCTTTTTATTCTGATATTGGCTATAACTTTGACGCAGATTTCGCAAATCAAGATTTTCGTTTTTTGAAAAAGATTGGATTAAAGCATTCCAAGGAATGCGTAAAACCGCTTTGCGATGTACGTCAGGAGAAACATTGACATAATGGATGCCCTCAACCCAGCCTTTGTCAGGTGTTTTTCTACCTATAGCAATCCAATTGCGGATGGTTTGATCAGAAACCCCTAGGCGTTTTCCGCATTCTTCTGTTGAGATGTATTCATCAGCAAAAGCCTCTGGATTTAAAACGTCTGTTTCACCGTTTTTATAACGGCTATGCCACATAGAACCAAGAATGTTTTTAATTCCCCTGAGTTCGTGCGCAACTTCTTCTAAACTTTTACGTAATCCGTACTGCATGCCAACACATCCTTTATTTTGTATGTTAGTCTTTGAGAAAACAAAATGCGACCATGGAAGAACAGATTCCCTCTAGCCAACCGCCTCAACAAATGCCCCTGGAAGGTCAGATTACACCTGAGCAACTGGCGCAGATGAAAGCTCGGGCACGTGAGCTTGCTGTTCAACAAACCATCGCGCAACAACAAGCCATTCAACAGCAACAACCCCAGATTGTTTATGTGAGACGCAACCTTACGGTTGCTGAAGTACTGCTGGTTATCCTGCTTTCCTGTGGAATTGTAACAGGAATTCAGTGGGGATGGAATGTTATGACAAACATTTTACCTCGTATTGAAATTAAAATGCGTTAAATAAGCCCCTTTATAATTAAAAGAAAGCTTGAGAAATAAGTAGGTGTCAAACCGTAGGATTAGCGAATTTCCCGCTATTAGTGGGGGCGAAATTAATGAACAGGACCTGCTAACGCTGGTTCATGTTTTTGAGGTTGACCCTACTTTACGCAACAAAAAAATTACCTTTACTCAATTCAAAGAATATCTCAATGAATATTACGCACCTGCTAGTGGTGCAACCTTTAGTGGTAACGTCACAATCACAGGGAACTTAACGGTTTCTGGTGCTAGCTCATTCAACTCAATTACGGCATCTGGTTCCAGTACATTTAGTGGGATTGTTGTTCAAAACAATGCTGTTGTCAGCGGTACCGTCAGTGGGCTGACCATTACGGGTACCAATGTTCAGGGCACCAACGTCAATGCAGTTACCGCAACGGTTACGACTGCAACCGGCACAACAAGTGCTTTTACGTCCGGCGTTTACCAAAACCTGTCGGGTGCCACAATCACGGGTGGCATTGTCCGCTCGCCATCTGGTGTCTTCACCAATCTGAGCGGTGTCACGATCACTGGCACGACTGTCGCAGCAACCACAGGTACTTTCCAGGTTCTTGGCACACCAGTCCTGGACGTAAACGGAAATCTTTCCGTTGCTAGTGGCCTGACGGTTACTGGTACCGCTCAATTTAGTAATGGTCTTCAAGTCACAGGTACCTTATCAGGAACAACAGTTACTGGAACTACGGCACGTTTTACTAGTGTCACTGGAGTATCCGGTGTTTTTACAACACAGTTATCTGGTGCCACTATTACTGGAGATACGTTACAAGCTTCTAACGTAACTGGTGTTTCAGGTACATTTACAACCAGGGTTTCTGGTGCAACCGTAACCGGTAATACGGGTGCTTTTGGTAACGTATCAGGCATCTCTGGTGTCTTTACACAATTTCTTTCTGGTGCTGTAATTACAGGTGACACCGGACGCTATACCACACTGACTGGTGTATCCGGTACATTTACAACAGTTTCTGGTGCAACCGTCACTGGTAACACAGTTGCGGCAACGATTGTTTCTGGTGTATCGGGTGTTTTCAATAGTCAGCTATCGGCTACCACAATTACTGGAGCATCAGGTATTTTTACAAACCTGACCAGTACGTCCGGTACGTTCACGACTCAAGTTTCAGGTGCAACCGTTACCGGTAACATTGGCGCCTTTACTTCCCTGACGGGAGCAACCGGCACATTTACCACACGTGTTTCTGGTCTTCTCGTCACCGGAGATACGGGTAGCTTCACAAACCTTACTGGTATTGCAGGCGTATTTACCACCAGTGTTTCGGGTACCACAATCACTGGTAATACAGTCCAAGGTACGTCAGGTGTCTTTGTCAATCTTAGCGGAGTTACGTTAACCGGTACGACAGTTAACGCAACAACAGGTGTATTTAATACTCTTCAAGCAACCAATCTTTCTTTTACGAATACCACAGTTTCTGGTGATTTAAACGTCTTAGGTTCTGGTTTTTTTGCTTCTGGTGTTCAAATCACTGGCACACTTAGTGGCACGACAATTACAGGCGCCACGGTCCAGGCTGTAACAATATCAGCTACAACTGGTACTTTTACTTCATTAACGGGAACAACTTTTACAGGTACTACGGTTCAAGCGATTACGACCTCTGCAACGACTGGTACCTTTACCTCGTTAACAGGAACGACAATTACAGGTACTACAGTTCAAGCTGTAACAATATCAGCTACAACTGGTACTTTTACTTCGTTAACAGGAACGACTTTTACAGGTGCCACGGTTCAGGCTGTAACTACTTCTGCAACAACCGGCACATTCACATCGTTAACGGGAACAACAACCACAGGTGTGACTGCGACGTTTACAACTGTTTCCGGCGTCACAGTCACTGGTGCGACCGGTACATTTACCAATATCACCGGTAGCACTCTTGCTATTACAACACCTTCTGGTGCAACACCTGCCATTGTTTGTTCTGGTGTTGTTTCAGGTGGTACAAGCGGATTTGTAATTCAAGGTCCTCTAATTATCCTTCCTTGAGTTTAATTGCTTCAGTTAAAATAAGAAAAAAGTAACAGTAAAATGCCGTACGGAACCATCAAGATCGACACAGTTACCTTTACGAATGCTGGCGTCGATAAAAGCGTTACGCTTTCTGGGTTAGTTCAGAACCCTACCTTTAGTGGTAACGTTACCGTTACTGGTACTCTTTCTGGTGTTACCGTAACCGGTACAACTGCCAACTTCACGAGCGGTAATTTTACTAATATTAGTGGTGGTACTCATACTATTACATCGGGTGTATTTGCGTCAGGCAGTGCGGCAAGCCCTTCAATTACATTTACAGGTGATTTAAATACCGGTATTTATTCCCCCGGCGCAGACCAAGTAGCCATCTCGTCTAACGGGGTTGGGAGACTCTTTATTGATAGCAGTGGGAATGTTGGACTAGTTTCAGCGCCAAGCGCATTTGGCACACGTACAGCAATTCAGCTAAATGGAGCTGTTAGCAACTGGTTCGCTGGCGGAGTCAACGGACTTACGCTCTTTTCTCGGAACCTGTACAACGATGGGGGCAATAAGTTCATTGGATCTAGCTATGCAAGTAGTTATTACCAAAGCACAAGCGGCGATCATGTATTTGAGTATTCGTCAGCATCCGGTACCGCTGGAGCCGCTGCAACAATGCTTGAGGCAATGCGTATCACAAACGCAGGCCGCTTAGGTCTGGGGACTAGTAGCCCTGGGCAAGCACTGGACGTTAAAGGCATTGTTCGTAGCTCTATTGGAACAGGTACCGGCGCAGGCGGGGCTGGTTACGCTTTTTACCAATTTGGCACATCTGCTACCGCAACAGAGAACTGGCATATTGGTGCAGAGGGCGATGGATCGTTCCGTTTTTACAACCAAAGCGTTGGTGCTGGAGTAGAGCGAGTTCGGATCACATCTGCAGGCAACGTAGGGATTGGCACTACTGCGCCGGGATCTCAGCTTCAAATCACATCTAATGCGGCTGTTACCATTGGGCTTGAAGACACAAGAACACCTAATACGACTGGTAAGTTCTCAAACTCAAACGGCACAGTCATAATTGACGCACAATTTAACAATGGCAATGGAATTATTCGTTTTACGGGCAATTCTAGCGCTACTGACTATGGCAGATTTGACACCTCAGGTCGTTTTTTAGTTGGCACGTCTTCGAGCGTTAACACTACTGCGCTGGGAAATGCTCAAGTTCAGGTGGTGGGTTCAACCAACGAAACAGCGCAACTTGCTATTTCCAGATTCTCCAATGATGCAGACCGTGGCAGGCTGACATTTATTAAATCCAGAGGCTCATCTGGAACTAATACAATTGTTCAGGCTGATGATGCTATTGGTCGGATTGAGTTTCTTGCCGCAGATGGCAGTGCCAGTACCGCATATCCGGTAGCCGCGCACATTGGCGTTTTTGTAGACGGCACCCCCGGCGCTAACAACATGCCGGGCCGGATTGTCCTGAGCACAACCGCATCGGGTGCGAGCAGCCCGACGGAGCGGATGAGGATCAAGAGCAACGGCACGATCAACTTCTCGAACGTTGCTACCTATGCCGACAACGCAGCAGCAACCACTGGTGGCCTGGCTGTGGGTGATGTCTATCGCACCAGTACGGGTCAGCTGATGATCCGCTACTGAGCCTTCTAGACCTACTCATTAATTACCCTGGTATTAAAATAAGAAAAAACATCTTGCTATGGCTACCCCTATTTGGTCCGTTGTGAACCTGGAGCACAAACTTCCTGATGGTGCTACACCTCCCAATGGTCAGGTCACCACTGCACATTGGACCGTCACCCTGGAAGATCAAGGTGAAACCGCAAGTGCATATGGTTCCGTTGGTTTTGGTGAGCCAGATCCTTCTGCTTACGTTCCCTACGATCAACTGACAGAAGCAGAAGTTCTGCAGTGGGTCTTTGATGCGCTTGGCTATGAACAAGTGACCGCCATTAACGACGGTCTTGTCGCACAGATCGAACAGAAGCTGAACCCAACTTCTGCAGCTGGCGTACCTTGGTAATCTTTGTTATACTTTTTGAAGTTATTTGTTCGCTATGGCTTGCACAAAGTCTCAGTTAGTCTCCGCTATCAATTCCTTTGGTTCTGCACGTGCCACTGGTGATGGCAACCTAATTGCTTTCTCTGCCAACCTCATTGGTCAACTGATCGATACTCTTGAGTTTGCTCCAGAGGAAGAAGCAGCAGAGGACACTGAGGTAAAAGAAGCCAAACTTGTGTGATTATTGACCTGGCCTAGAGTATTTGTATTGCTCTAGGCCAATATGTTAATTAAACTTACAGACGCTGCAAAGTTCTATAAGGAAGAAAAGCATCAAATTGATGCTTGGAATTGGCTCCAGGCTCAGGTATCTCCTGATGTTCTGGAGTCATTTGCGTCTAAATACCGTACACTACCTAAGCCTGTCGTTGAGATCAGCAACACTTGGGATGGTGTCCTTGCCGCAGCTAAAACAGCCGGTGCTAAGTGGCCCGAATGTGTTGCTGCACAGTGGGCACTTGAGTCGGGCTGGGGACAACATACATCGGGCAAGAATAATTATTTTGGATTAAAAGGCCCTGGTTCTACAGTCAGTACGCAAGAATTTATTAATAACCAGTGGATCACTATTAAAGCAGGTTTTCTTGATTTTCCCGATCTTCAAACTTGCGTTTGTTATTTAGTTGAGCGTTGGTATAAAGACTTCGGAAATTATAAAGGTGTTAACAACGCTGCCAGCAGAAATGAATGTGCTCGTTTTTTGATAAAAGAAAGCTACGCTACAGATCCTGATTATGCAACAAAATTAATTCAAATTATGGATCGTCAGCTCCAAAATATTGGAGAGAAAAAAGATTCTAACCCACACAACAATAACTTCAATCCTTGGAGCCCTTTCACATACAAAGTTACTCCTAACATTACTTACGGTGAACTTTGTTTAAATCAAGAAGGAAGAAGATTTACCAAACAATATCAATGCGACACAGCAAAAGAACTTTGTTTGTTTCTTGAAAAAATACGTAAACAGTTTGGCAATAAACCACTAATTATTACAAGCGCTTCTCGTCCTGAACCTATTAATTCGTCTGTGGGCGGCGCTAAAAATAGTGAACATACTTACAATGCAGTATCTAAAGGAGCCATTGATTTTTATGTAGAAGGAGTTGATATCTATGCAGTGCAAGAGTGGTGTGATAAAACTTGGCCGTATTCCTTGGGCTATGGTGCGCCCAAGGGATTTATACATTTAGGTATTAGAGAAGGAAAACCACATGTACGGTGGGACTACTAACGTGAAAAAATATAAAGAGCCGCGTATACGCGTTAATGTTTGCTGGCAAATTGGAGACAATAAAAAATGCGTGACTTTACCAAAAGAGCACGCATATGAAACAAGAGATTGGGTTGAAAGCCAAGGAGGAACTATTTTTTGGTTTCAAGCATTAGAAGATTAACGTTGTTTAGCTTTACCCACTACTAAAGCAAGTGTTTCAATTAGTTTGTACAGTTTTCCAACAATTTTATCGTCTGAAGGTGTTGGTGTCATTGCTGTAATAATAGACGCTACTGCATGAATGGCTAATGCCAGCTCAATGTACTTGTTAAAGTCCATAAGTATTTTCCGTTTCTTTTATTGTAAGACTGGTTTTTTAAGATGTAACAATTTTTAATTAGGGCCTATTGGTTAAAGGCACAAAAAGTTCAGGAAAGCGTTCTGTGTCTTGATGCTCTCTATCCCAAGCATCTTGCCATTCAGACAATGAATGATCATGAACTGTATTGTAGTATTCATCATTCCCTACATCAAGAATAATTTTATAATTACCATAATCAGCAGCAGGAATACGCTCACCAATATACCAGGTTATTCCTGAATTAACAGTCACTGTTACACCCGAGGCAATCTCGCAGCTTGTTTCAGAAAACGAATTAACGCTGATTACAAGATTGCTTAAAATAGGGCCTACAATTTCTGCAGCATCAATTTCGGTTTCTTGTAAACAAACAGCACCATCAAAGTCTTCTAATTCAAAAAACGCTTCATTAACAGGAAACTCAATAACAACACCTACGTTATACGCAAGTGTTTCATTGCGTGTAGATGATACACAAATAAGATAACTGCCAGTAGCTAATGGATAGTATCGATCATCTCCTTTGTCTAATCGAAAATAATTAAAAGAGTTGTACAAATCCGACTGATTACTTAACACCGTATCTAAATACGGAATGTACACTTCTCCATTAGAACTGTTATAAATTGAATCAGCATCGAATATACCATTACCTTGCAGAGGAATCTTGTTTAAATCGTATGCGGAAATTTGAATGTATTGAGGACGTGGTGGCCCTTTAGACAAAATAATCCAACCGGGCTCTTGAAGAGTAACCGCAAACCAATGGTTGAATGTTCCACCACCAATACCACCGTTTGATGTTTGATTAGTATCAGCGCGACCAATGGGTTTCCATTGGGCTCCAAGAGTTCCTTTTAGGTAACGCAGCGAAGTTTGACTAAACGCACCAAGATTTAAAGGATTATCCTGAGTTCTTTGTGGCTGACTTACCGAACTCCTGGGCATATGAACCGTAATACAACTCCTGTTCTTCATCATAATCCGGGGTATTTTTGTGTATCAACGGATGTTGAATAGTATTTTTATACTGTTGCTCAACAATAAACACCGGTTTATCTCTCAGTTGATTTTGCGCATGGTGCATTGATTTAACCGGATCAAACTCAATGCAAAATGGGTGGATGATTTTTGGTGGGAATGTACGGTTCCAGCTTGAGACTAAATGTAAGGGGTTAAGACAGTTTTTGTTTTTGCACGTGCGTGTAACAAACATCTTGCCAACGTCTCCCCAAGCACATTGATAGATTGCCTTGTGGATATTGACATTGTCATTTGCTCTGGATTCATCAAGCGTGCGATAGGAAGGAAAACGCATTCGCCTGGAAGCCAGCCAAGGCACTTCCCAGCACTCATCCCATTCACCAACGGGGATTTGATTCCAAAGTGTAAAAAGCCTGGATTTGTAGTTTTTGTTGAGGTAATTGATGTCAAAACCACAATTGTTTCCTTGTATTTTGCGCGCGCATTCGTAACACCAATGTTGTTTTAAATCACGTACGCGGTGTCCATGAGCGCAGTAATAACCACGGTAAAAACCATGAGTTTTTAATTCTTGATTATCCATGTCATGTATACCAGGAATAAAAGGTACAGCAGAAATGGCTTTGGCGGTTTTGACGATTTGTTTAGTGATATCAGCCATGGTCAGAAGACTCCTTGTGAACGAAGCGGTAATTGGTGTGTGAATCGCGAAAAACAAGATTACCTTCTTCGTCTCTGACTCGACGCCTGTACTTAGGTGCTGGGCGCGTACGTCGTTTGTACAGCGCCAGGTTTAAACGGTTATCGCGGGCCGTGTTGTCTTTGTCATGCAACACATCTGCATCCCCTGGGTCATCACCAGTACGCAAGTAGTACACGACACGGTGAGCTGGATAGCGGATACCAAGAAGAGATACAACATAAAACCTGCCATCCGTACGCATGATCCCTGCTGGTTCACCGACATCATGATGGCGATTGGCTGTCCTCCACTTAAGGCCGCAAGGGTGATCGGAGGTAAGTTCCAGATTTTCTTGCGTCCACCAGAGGGGTGGCATCTCGTGATAAGTACGGGCCATTAGTGCCAGGGGAATGTACCTAGACAGAAGTATAGGGCACAAAAGCGGTATGTGCGGTGTACGTGTCGTTAATTCACCGTTTTAAGAGCGCGACTACATGCTTATTTATCTTATATAAGCCGTGATTACTTTTTATTTAAAAGTGTCGCATTAATCTGGTTTGTCTTACTTGCGTCTTACATAAGATTGCAAACCATTCTCAATAGCGACACTTTTATTTCAAAACAGAGCACAGTTACCTTATGGTAAATACGGATGTAGTCGCGCTCATCACAACACGGTAAACACCCTCAATACTATCCCACTTACCGCGCATACCTGCTTATGGGCACAAAAAAGCCCCTGCCGAAGCAGAGGCCTGGTTCCCCTTGACGCCTGCTCAGGTTACTGCATCTGTTTTTTCTTTCCGCAGACTCCTGCTTTTTTTTCGATTCCGTGGTGTCTTCTTCGTCTCAGCTGGGACTGAATGATCCACCTGCTTCATGACATCCTCAAAGATGCCACCAAATTGAGACGCAACTGTGTCCCATGAGAACTGTGAATCCAGTGCCCGTTCACGGCAGCGTTGGCCCACCAATTCCCGATACCCCCTCCCTTGGTACAAGTCATTCAAAATCTCAGCAAGGTGGTCAGAGGACGGGCATGGCATCTCCCGTGCGTAGTTGGTGTCCACATCGATGTGGTCGCAACGGATCAGTTCGCCGTAGCCCTCGAAGATCTCTTTGCAGGACGTGTGGTCGGGCACCACCTGCGGCACACCACAGGCAGCGTGTTCAAAGTTGACAAGCCCCCAGCCCTCACCTTTACAAGTGTTGACGCCCACATCGCATGCGTTATAGATGGTGTTGAGCGTGTCTACTGATACGTTCGGCGGTCCTTCCGTCTGCGTGGTCATAATGATGCGACCGTTAGGGTCCAGGCCAACCTTGGACATCTCCCTGGCAAAAACACCCATTACATCCCAGCCTTGGTCCTTCAAGCCCATGTGGAGGTAAAGCTGTGCTTCTGGTTTACCTACAGCAAATTGGGCAAAGGCCTGGATCGTAATGTCAATCCGTTTACGGAATTGATTCCTGTTCCCGTTAAACACAATAAAGATGTCTTCCTTAAGACCCAGCTTGCGACGACATTCATTCCGATCCACGGGATAAAACTGCCCTGGTGTTACACCATGGGGGATAACAGCAATTGGTTTACGGATACCGCCTTTCACAAATTCGTGCGCACCAAATTCCGTGTAGGAAATGATGGCATCCCAGTCGTTGGCTGTATCAGCAAGACAACCAATCCAGCCATACGAATCCATGGGCGCATACCCCACGAATTTAAATTTACCTTGCTTGTGGAGGTCTTCAATCTGACGGTACTGCTCATTGATGATCCACATGTCATTGATTGTGAAGACAATGTCAGGCGTTTCTTTTTCAACGACTTCACGGATGCGTTGCTCACCAAAGGGTGCAGTTTGAAAACGATTAGATGACGGATAAATTTTAAAATCCTTTTGTTGTTCACATGGATCACCCCACCAGTTGTGACCAAGGACTACGATTTCAAAGTCATCCTTCAAGCGATAGATGACGTTTTCAGTTACACGTGCAAATCCAGTCATGGCGACGATATCGCCACACCACAACACTTTAGTTTTTTTTGTCAAGGCAATCGAGTTACTCTTGATTTACTATACCGAAACAGAAGGAGTTATCGACCGTACCAACTCTTTCTCTTCTGCTGTTTTTGCTTTAAGTTTTGTTTTTAAAAACTTAGCCGCTCGATGCGTTTGAGTCGTATCACCACAGGTGTACAAATCAATAGCGCAATATCCAATCTCTGGCCACGTATGTATTGATGCGTGTGATTCTGACAGTAATGCTAACAACGTCACTCCCTGCGGCTCAAACTTTTCACCAAAAATTCGTAAGACGTTTGCTTTTGCCATGACGAGAGAAGCCTCAAGCAATCGTTGAAGCTCCTCATAGTCATTAAGAATTCCTGGGTCGCATTCATAAAGATCCAGGATTAAATGGCGACCATTGTTCACACTTCTATTGCAATATTCTCCATTGTCGCACTAGTAGGTGTAGTAATGTCTATTCCATATAGTGGCATGTACTTCTGTGGATTAGCAGCCACTTCAACAATAGAAGGATAGGTTTCGTATTTGGGATTTGACTCTCGTGTTACTGCATTAAATACCATCAAACCCTTGTTGGTTTTCTTGCTAAAGACATTAAGTTTTAGCTGGTGCTTACAGATGTCAAAGAATAGAACTTCAAATCGACCACGTCCCACAAAACCAACGTTGCAACTGCGGCAAAATTCTGCGTAACTTGCATAAAGCCATTGTTGCCAGTTCTGATAGAAGTTATTAGAACCTTGCGCGTTTTTACAAGTACCTACAACAGACTTAGCCCCTGGATCATAGACAACATGTTGACTCATCCAATCCAGTACAGGATTAGAACGCAGGCTTTGTTCCTTCTCATACTTCTGGAAGAAATCGACATGTTGTGCGGTCTCCATAAGGTAGGAACGCATGTCAGCTTCTGGCATATCTAGCAGCCAGTTCACAAGCCCTGGCAGCAAAGGAGCAAACTCACCCTGCGGATTACCCTTGTTATCAAACTTAATCAGTTCTTTTTGTTCTGCTTGGCCGCCAGTAAATGGACGGTCAAATGGAATGGTAAGGCGCCGACGAGCAAGGCCAGACGTGTAATCAGTGGACTGAATAGCTTCATTAGCAGTAATGATGACCATCCCATGGTATTGAAATGGATCTAATGCCTCTCCCTGGTATTTACGTTCAGAACGAATCCAATCGTTACCAGTGATTGCTTTCAGTCTTGATACGGAGCCACCCCAACGATCAGCGTCTTGGAACAGCAAAAGTTTTTTACCCATGTAAGCCGCTGCTTCAAAGCGGTTTTTTTCCATGTTCTCAAAGTCCGTGGAATAGGTATTGCTCCGACCAACCAGTGCTACCGCAAGGTTTGCGTAAGTGGACTTACCAGATTTACCTGGACCCACAATCTCCAGAAACTTCTGGATCTCGTAGTTACCAAGGAGTGTTGCACGCAGCCATGCCCTAAGCACTTGCGTACGATTCCAGGAATTGTGTTGGGTGTGTTTTAACCATTTAATAATTTGTTCACAGGTAGCCGATGGATCGTACTCATATGGCATTTGTTGCGTGATATATAAATCTCGTTTAAACGGATGCAATTCCCTGGCGCTAACCTCAAGCAGCCCATTGGTAAACAACAGGTAGTCCATGCCGTCATACCAATCATCAAACGGTACTAACGCTTGAAGTTGCTTGTACATATCTTCCATTAGGTTGTGATTAAACCCTCTGGGTAACCAATCAGTTGCGGTAAGATCTTTTAAATTTTCCCGGATGGTGCCATACATCTCAACTTTGGTTTGTTTTTCCCATAGCCCCCTCCTTGGGTCATAAAGAAAAAACTGGTTGTGAGGTTGGCTGAATAGCAGATTACCTGCGTAAGCAACAAGAAGTTGATCAGCAATTTCATGGGAAGGCCGGTTGTGCCCCCTGGCATCTTTAGGTTCTTTACTATCTGTTTCTTTTTTCCTGTTGCGTGTTAATGGTTTTGTCTTTAAAGGGTTTTTAGATGTTTGGAATGTTTCTGAATTTTGCTCTAATACTCTTTCCATGTGCTCTAAAGTGTCACCTTCAAGGTTGGGCAGTATTGAAGCAATTGCTTCTAAAGTTGCGTCATTAACGCTTTGTACGCGATAGTCTTGAGAAGGAACCCAACCGTTTTCTTTGGCGACATGAACGAGTGATCCGATACCACGACCACCGCCTTTACTAAAAGAAAGCCAACGTCTATGGCATTCACCTTCTTTGTACTTATCGCTTTGCTTGGACCATTCATCCCATTGATCCAACAGCGACTCATCCAAGCTGTGGAGCGACTGACCAACCGTGATCCAGATGTCATAATCATCCGTCGCTTCTGGAGGCATACCCCACATTGCTTCGGTTGCAACTTGGATATCACGATCCAGACCGATGACACTTTGGATAGCAAAGTTACCGCCGATCACACGTGATACTTCTTTTGCGGGTTTACCATGCTTGGCGTTTTTGGTGATGATGTTATTAAGGATCCAGTCCGGTAGTTCAGGCAGAGAATCAGACCACTCAAAGCCTAAACCTTCAGCCGTGTAATAACCATCTGTTTCCGGATGTGTACCCATCAGCACCCCCTGGTGCTTTTTCCAAAGAATTTCAAGTTTCTCTTTATTTTCTTCTCCGTGCCAGGTGTATTTATTACGAAGAAAATGCTTGTGTTTATCGCGGTTTAGTTTGTAGAGTTTGCGTTCTCGGCCAATTTTACCACTGAAGATGGTAAGGGTGGCAGGCAGCGCGTCCTGGAGGGGAAGGCCGGAGATTTGCTCAATGAGTGGATAGATACTAGGTCCATCAACATCAACCCAGACCAAACCATAAGGATGGTTATAGGCAGGGCCGCCAAGTACACCAATTGCTTTACAGTCACCGGTTGCAAGCTCTTCTTCAATTTCTTTGACGCTAAATGGTTTGTTCTGCCAGCCCTGGATATACGGGTCTTTATTTGCTCCTAATGGAGTTAACGGCCAGTCCAGAGGAATGTAATCGAGCCGAATTTCACCTGGCTTAAGTGACTTCTGGTTCTGGTTTGTCATGCTTCTAAAGGGTTCTTGATTTCTACTTTAAAGTCTCGATCAGGAAAAGAACCCTCCTTTAAAATACTGTAGGCATGAAGGTGCATAAGCGTGGGCAGACAAAAACAATCCCCGTCCATCGCACTCATCATGCGATTCATGAGGCTATTTGTCCACTCACCCACGCTGATCACGTGGATGTCCATGGAAGGTGCTGTTGTGTGTTTTCTTATCCTACGGCTCCCAATCCATGGAGCCCATCAAAAAATTCTTAAGTTAGTTGAGTCTTATTAGACTTACGTTCTTTGTATTGTTGACGCTTATCCATTGACTCAAATTCTTTCATCATCTTGTTGTAAATCTTAACTGCGTCTTCTTTTGTGACGACAGCCCGCTCACAGGCGATTGTCCATGCCAGGCGCTTCCTGCACTCCATCTTGCCGTTCGGGTTGTATGCCGTCATTGTACCAAGGTGCACGCAGTTCCATTGCCCCACCTAGCTTTTGGGATTCGCCGGTTTGGAGCACAGGATCAATCGGATGTTCGCTATAGAGCGGTTTGTTTTGTTCTTCCCGTTCTATTTCGGACTCAATCCGATTCTTAAGCTCTATCATATCGAGACGAGCCTTGAGCTTGGCTTCAAACCAGACACGTTTCCACCATTTGATGACGCTCTGGATAATGTCGTCAAATAAGATCCGGATCATAGACATTACAGTTGGCCACCTGGGTGTAATACTCTTCAACAATCTTGTACCAATCTTCCCGAAGAGAATCTAAAAACCTTCGAGAAATTTTAAAAATTTGGGTACGCACAGGAGTTGATACTAGAATTGCTGCCTGCTGCACAGTCATGCCAAGGGTTTGCTCGATGGCGATGTCATATGCTGCCAACTGCTTACACGTCTTTTTGAACTTCATGTGACCGCCGAGCAGATCCCTCCATTCCTGGGAGCCTTTCTCCAAATCTTTCGGCCATTTTCTGCTGTATGGTTTAACGCTGGTCTTTAGGTCCGCGAGCGTAAGTTTGTTATTAGCGACGGCAATAATATCAGGGGCACCAGCCCAAGCACGACCTTCTGAGTCACAACCCCAAACGCGAGCAACGTCATCAGCACCAATAGTGAAGTTAAACTTATCCAGAACAGGGGACTCGGCCCAAAGGACCTCCTCAAATTGATCCAGGATTGGCGGCATACCCGCCCAAAAGTCTGCATATTCATCTTTGATTTCTGGATTTTTGTTTCCCTTGAGGTATTGTTCCATGCCGTAGTGGATAGCAGTACCCCTTTCGGCAGCAGCTTCTTTAACGCCTGGGTTAGCTTTTGACCACATTTCAAGCTTCCGTTTATTTGCTTCGGAAGCTGTCTCGCCAATGATAGTAGTTACAGACGGCGCAGGCCCAGTGGGTAACGGAGTTGTATAGTGACGTTTTCCGTTAAGCGTAATTCTGGCTGCGGTCTTATTCAGCGACCGCATCATTTCTGGTTGCTTGTCCTTAGCGTGGATCCAAGGATCTGATGTATTCAGTTTAGCAACCATTGATGGTTTTGTATATTGATGCTAACTTAACATACAAACCAACCGTGTAGCATGCAGTCTTTTAATTACGCAATTATCACAATCCTTGGCGCTATGCTTGTGGTTATTAGCATGGATGCTTACCTGTTCTTTATGGAAGTTGCATCTCGCCAATGAACAAATTTTTTCTTGGTATACAGGGCTATTGGTCGTGTTTAGGCTGGGCTCTTCTTGCTTTATGGACCTGGGTACTGGAAATGTTACCTGATCTTCGTTTTTGGAAGTTGCATAACAACCTTGACGATCACCTTTGGTATGCCGAACGTGTCAACGGTCGTCTTGCCATGTTGGCACTGACCTTCCTTTTCATTTGGTGCACCACCCATGGGATCAAACTTAACGCGCTTTTATTTTGAGTTTGATGACGACTGTCGTACAGGTTGTTTTGAAGGCTTGGCTTTTGAAGATATTGAAACCATTGAGGCAGACGTTTATGAAATAGAGCTACAATCCAAGGAGATTCCGTACACTCGAGTTGATCTGTAACATGACACGTACCTGGGACGATTACTTTAACCCCATCAAAAACAAGCTGGGCGCACGTCAGCACACCTTTCAAAAGATCTTTAAGCATTTAGATGAGTGCCATAATCCAATCATCATTGAGACTGGTACATACCGAGAAAAAGACAACTACACGGGCGATGGTTGCTCAACCCTTCTGTTCGATAACTATATCGATATCCGTGGAGAGGGGCAGCTGATTTCAATTGACATTGATCCAGGTGCCTGTGCACTAGCAAAACAAGCAACCAAGCATGCCGAGATCATTGAGTCTGATTCCGTAGAAGCTCTTGACACCTTTACAGGTGCATGTGATCTGCTCTACCTGGACTCTTATAACATCACCGATTGGAACAATGATTGGGCACCGGCTGCCCATCACCTCAAAGAGATATTTGCAGCTTATTCTTTGCTATCTCTTGGGACCTTGATCGTGATTGATGACAACATCAGAGCTCCTGACGGTCGTCGCCATGGCAAGGGACGGCTTGTTTACGAACTTATGGAATCTATTGGTATTGACCCCTGCTTTGATTCATACCAAATTGGCTGGCTCTGGTACTAGATATCCGTACTTTCCAAGTCTTTCAACTTAGTCCATAATATAAACAGCTTAGAAGCTGTTATGTTTACTATAGTAAGAGGACCCCGTAGTTCCGAAATGTCTCTTTCTACTCAGGTTAAGGAGTCCATTGAGAACGCGGCTAATTGCATGCGTGATGCATTGGCGTTTGCTGCACGTACTGAGCATCCCATTACGATTACTACCATCTCTGACATCTTGTGCCGCCTGGAATCTTTGGAGCAAGTTGATGATTTAATGCAGCAATTTGCAAAGAAAGATGACAACAAGACGAATTATCACCGAGGCTGAACGCCTTGAAAAATATTTAACAACATTACCCATACCTGAGCCAACTCCCAAAGAAATGGAGCAGGTATTATTACGTCTGTGTAAGTGGGCTAAAATATTAAAAGAACGTAAGAATAATCCTGATGGCTCA